ACCCAAGCAATCCTCTTAGCCAACGCTTTGTTAGCCTTCTTCTGCTCCATTGTAGCCTTGGTCTGTATTGGAATAGGGGATTTAAAGGGTGTGCCCAACCTGTTAATTGAGAATAAGGTTAGGGCTGTAACTAGTAAGGCTAGGAATACAAGCCTAAACTTTAGCCTAGTTTTTTCTGTGCCCTTAACTGCCGTCTGTTCTTTTCTGATAGTCCGCCCCATACACCAAACCTTTCGTCATTGTCTAATGAAAACTTTAAACATTCTTCTTTAACATCACAGGCTTTGCATATTTTTTTGACTACGGATATATTCTCCCCAATTTCAGGGAAGAATATATTAGGGTCTACCTCCGCACACAAGGCTTTCTTTGTCCACTCAGGTGGCATTAATACTTCAGCAATTATACTCATTTAACAAGTTCATCTTCGTTGGTTTGCCATATCTCTATGGCTTTACCGTAATCTATATCCTCCGTTCTTAAGACAGAACGCAATTGCCATTTGTATAGGAACTCATCTTGCTTTTCAACTTCCATACTATTCCAGTCAGTTGGTAATTCAACATCGTTTGGAATATATACATCTACTACCCTGCTTCCTTTTATGTTATTAACTATTGTAAATCTTTTCATTCCCCTGTCTCCGTTTCATTATCGTGTTTACACTTAGGACATTTCCAACAAGCGACACCTTCTCCATACTCAGCATCGCCTTCATATAACGTATCACAACTACGACAGTCAGTCGAGATAGACCCAGTTGAATAGGTCGGCTCTCTATACTCCCAGCCCATTATGACTTAAGACTTAACTCTGCCTGATTGTCAAGGAAGTTGTCAGTTGCCAGCACTTCATACTGCAACTGTTCATCTGTCTTACCTAAGTCTATGTCAACAATCTGTTGTGCTAAAGCAACAAGACTTTGCAATAGATTTGTTTCTTGTGTCTCTTCATCACTCATTTAATTTCCTCCATTATCGTATCGGCATAACCTTCATCTACTATCCACTCTTTAACAAGGTTGATAGCCTCTTTCTCGGTTAAGTAATTATTATTAACCTCTCCTCCTCCCACCCATACACTCCACTTACTCATTTACTTTCCTCCTGTCTTAAGTAGTAAGCCACCGTATAGTCGCTCAGTTATTACTTTAGTTTGAATATCATATGGGTGCTGGGCTATTCCGTCTACTCCCTCTGTCCATACAATTTGTCTATGGTCATATCTAATCGTTGCGCCTGTGCCATAAAGGCTCATCAAAAGACTTGCGCCCTCTGTGTCTTTAGTGCTAGCCACATATTTATTGTTTGCGTCATACACTTTCCATTGCGGACTTCTCATATCTTTATCCCCTGTTCTTTATTATGTTTCATTATTCTATTCATATCACAATCATCACACAAGTATTCACCCGCGTAAGTCTTGGCTATGTTCCACCATTGAGCGTTGATTATTTCCCAGCCACAATCTTTGCATATATATTTCATTTCTTTACCTCCTGAAAGGTAAGTTCATCTAAGTATGATGCCAAACTTGAGCCATTGTTTGCGTCTTCGTCCCATTCAAGTGCCCACTGTGGTGATTTAAGACTGTTCAACAATTCGGTTTCATTGTTTCTCCAATACAATTCATACCCACTGAACTCGTCCCAAAACAACAAGACTTTATATTCTGTATTGTCATAATTGAAAGTAATATATCTCTTCCAACTTGTTTCTTCGTGATTTTTATTTATTACTTTTATTTCTTGTATTGCATTCATTTACTTTCTCCTGTCTTAGGACTTGGATTTGGTATTTCTCCAGCCATTACAAGCACCGCTTCTAAGTGATTTAGTGCCTGTTGTTTGCGCTTATAGTTTGTGCCTAGCATTTGATTTGCTTTGGCCAGTGTGCTTGCCTTTGCTGTCATCTTCATACCTGTTTTTATTTCTAGTTTTAGGTAAGCAACGAGAGAGTGAAGAACAAATAAGTTAACGGCTTCATCACCGCTGGCACTCATTAATTGCCCGTCCTCATAGTATTTAAAACCTGAACGCCCTTTAGTTAAGGCGTCCAGTGTGTCGTTAGGTATCATTTTTTCTCCTGTCTTAAGTCTGAAAGAGTTTCTCTCCGACTTGTTCTTTGTTGTGTTTAGTGTTGTCTACTGTCAGACGTTTGTCAAGTAGGTTAACATAACGATTTGATAACTTTTTTTAGTTGTATCCGTCTTTGCTCCAACCTGTTAAATGGTTATCAGTTATGCAATCAGAACAAGCCCTAACCTTTTCCATTTTATAATCAATATCCCAAACAATTTTTTTCTCTTTACANATAATGCATATTTCTTTTTTACGTCTTAAGTCTTTANGCATTACTTACACCCCTTGCATTTGTCTATTGGATAAAGACAATCACCGCAAATAGTTTTGTTCTCTATTCTTGGGCAGTCATCATAAGGAAACTGTTCTTGTTCTTCACACGTGCAGAAATTAAATTTTTCTACCTGTGTTTTGTGTGTTAATTGCGCTAACTCTCCCCAACTTATAGCGTCTTCTCTTGGGTCGGTAGTTAGATATGCGTCTAGTCGGCTTTGTTTCATTTGTCTAGTCCGTAGCATTTGTCCATTGTTCCCCAGCAGTAGCCTTCGCCAGTCCAGTTTATATGGGTCGCCAATAAGTAGATGAACGCTAGCAGTCCGAGCCAAAAGATAGCCCGAACCACTAGACGCACCTGATAGAAAGACTTTCCTTTATGTCTTAAGTCATTAAGCATTAAGCAATTCTTTCTCTGTGAAATTACTTTGTAGGGTCTCTCCCCAATTCTTAAACCGCTTATACTCTGACGGCTTGACGTAAATGGTAGGACTTTCCCCCTCTTTACTAAATACCTCTTCAATGGCTCCGCGTCCTCGGTAGCCCTCCTCTATCCAGCCCATAACCTGACCGCTTGCGTTGACACGTAGCCACCCTCTGCGGGCGTTTCCGCTTGTGTCATTCGTTGTTGCTATTCTTATTAACATTCTGTTTCTCCTGTCTTAAGTAGTAATTTATTTGTTAACTCGGTCTCGGTCTTTGGTTCAATAGCCCACCGCCACCCCTTGCCCGTTTCGTAATACCAGAAATTTTCCATTTCTTTTTTCTCCTGTCTTAAGTCGTAAGAAAGGAATTTCCCTTCTTACTAGTGCCCCGCTAGGGTATCGCTCCCTAAAGTCTACTGTCAATAGTGCGGGGCTGTGTTTCTTTATCTATTTTTCCACATCTTCCAAGCCTTACGGCCTGCAATTACTAGCACGATAAGAATTAGGGTGCGATACGGCAAATATATATCCGCAAAATAACCCTCAATTGCTAATCCATAACTACTAAAACCAAAACTAAAAAAGTTTTCTAGGTCAATCATTATTTCACCTCCTCTAATGTCTTAAGACTTGTGAAATATTTTCCTACTGAAACCGCCCAGCCCTCGGCCTCTGTATATAGATAGAAGTATTCTTCTCCACTATTGAAGTTTTCCAACCAGTCGCTCACACTTGTAAAGGTGCGGGCTTCCTGTCCTGTCTCTCCTCTGTCTCTACCATAGGCAATAGTCCACTCCTCTTTGGGGCTGTTGAACTCTTGCGCTTCTCCTATTTCCTGTCTTAAGGCAGAAATATTTCCCAACTCCAGAAGTTGGCGAACTTTCTTTGCATCTGTATAGTGCTCGGCTAGTGTTGCACCTACGCCCTCAGGGTATCCGTCCCAGTGGCAATAGATAGCCTTCACTTTAAAGCCTTCACTCATTCCTATTGTGCTTCTTGTTCCCATTTCATTTGCTCCTGTCTTGATAAGTTGAAAAGAATTTCCTTTCAACTAGTGCCCCGCTCCCCATTGAAGGGGCACGCCTTAAGCGGGCGGGGCTGCTCTTGCTAGTCTTTCGTTGTTAGTTTTCCTGTAAACTTAATCTCTCTAATATAAGCCCTGTTGTAGGCTAGGAAATTTTCCAAATCGTTTAATGTTTCAAATTCTACATCAAATTTTTCAATTTGACCGTATGGGTCGCTTGCGCTCCTACGTTCTACCTCTTTTTTAACTGTTGCTATTAACATTTTTTGCCCCTGTCTTTCTGTCTTAAGTCGGAGAGAATTTCTCTCTAACCCGTGCCCCCCGTAGGTCGTAAACCTAGGCCGATTAAATCGGGCGGGGGGCTGTGTGCCTTTATTCCTTAACTATAAACGGGCTCTTGCATTCTGTGCACATCGGGGCGCATTTGGTTAGTGTCTTAAGACTTAAGCGGATTTTCTCTCCACACTTACACACGGCCACTTTCTGATTTTTATTTCTGCCCTTTGGCTTGTTGCTGTCTTCATTGGTGGCGGTTAACTTTAAAGCCTTCTCGATTATATTAAAGGCCTCTTGCCACATTTTGATACAGGTATCGGGCACTTTAGTATCTGTCCAGCCCTTGCCTTTCATTTGCTTAATTTCTAGGCCGAAAATTTCCTCGGCTGTCTTCTTGAATGTCTTGTTGTGATATCCGTCCCCGCTTGTTCCTTGTCGGCCTTCTTTAGTATCTAATGAGTGAGCCATTTCGTGAAGAAGAGTTCCAAGGGTGGCACGTGCGCCACGATTGAAGGAGGAGGCAGAAAGGAAAATCTCGTGAAATTGCTCCTCTTCATTTTTCCAAGGTGTCCAAGGTGTGAAATGGCCGTGAACTTTAGCAGAACGGCCAATTGAAAGAGTGGCACGGGGTGCACCTGTCTCCTTTTGAATTAAGGCGTGAGCCTCTTCTAATGCCTTTACGATTACAGAAAGGTTCTCACTTTTTGCGGGGGCTTGAAAAATATCTCCCGCATTCTTTTTTGGTGCTGTTGCTGTTTTCATTTTCTTTTTTCTCCTGTTCTTTTAAGAGAGTTTTCCCTCTTAAGGCAGAGAATACACGGGTGGATTGTCTACTGTCAACTACCAAACCCACTTATTTTTGATTATAACGAAAGTGTTATAATAGAACATCTGTTCGAATAGTTGCCCTCTGGAGAATGAATTACGAAACATTTCTGTTGCGTAAATGAAGGGGGGAGAAGGTGCGGGGAGATAGTCTTCCACCCCGTTAACAATCTAATTCTTTTTCTTTGCCCCGAAAATCTGTTTATATCTCTAATTATTTATTAACTAGTTATGTCTTAAGTCTTAAAAGGAAAGGAGCGGAGGAGGTGCCACCCGAAAAGGAGCCGAAGGCGAACTTTGAGGGGGGGTTTGTTAACAGCGGTCAGTTATATGTATATATAGTCCAGCAAAAAATTGCTGTTATATCCCCCGCTATATAGGCACAAAGTGCCACAAATCAGACATAATAAAAAATATATTCAATCTGATTGTTCGGTTTTAGCCCTTCGAACAGGTTATCTTATATAGTAGTTCAAACTACAGAGTTCAACCGAACTCGTCACTTTGGGCTCCTCGTTGGTTGAATATAATATATAAATATTTAACCTACGATGTAGGAGACGGCCACAATTATGCCGTTTAATACCTAGCGTTATATTACCGATATTAGGGACGTAAATGGGACGCAAGCCAGGGATACAAAATATACCAAAGGGCGAGGCCCAAGAAAAAGTTTTAATACAATTAGCACAAGGTTCTACGATTACAGCAGCACTTAGCATCCGTTGGACGCAATGATGTTACCTTCCGCCAATGGTCGATGCAAGACCCAGCCTTTAAAGAAAGAGCCGATAAAGCCCGCCTTCAAGGTAAGGGAGTTATCGCTGACTTAGGGGATTTAAAAAACATACCCTTTCCTGAATTCTCAGAGCAGTTCCTAGATACTAAGTTATTTCCTCACCACCTTGACTGGATAGATTTAATAGAGGGTCGTGAACCATCTTGGTTACATCCTTCTATGACTTATGAACAGGCAGCCATAAATCGTATCCTGATTAATGTGCCACCTGAACACGCTAAGTCAACCACCCTGACAATTAACTACGTCTTGTATCAGATTGTTACCAACCCTAACTCAAGAGTAATTATAGTTTCTAAAACTCAGGGTATGGCTAGAAAATTTTTAGGTGCGATTAAGACTCGTCTTAGCCACCCCGCTTTTATTAAACTCCAGACCGCCTTCGGTCCAAATGGAGGATATAAGGCTGATGCTACTCAATGGTCAGCAGATATGATTTACCTAGGCACTGGAAGAGACTCTGGTGAGAAGGACCCTACGGTACAGGCTTTAGGATTCGGGTCTCAGATTTACGGTGCAAGAGCAGACCTGATTATCCTAGATGACGTTGTGATGAACTCCAATGCCCACGAATGGGAAAAGCAAATTGAATGGCTTCAAAAAGAAGTTATCACACGTTTGGGGCGGCACGGAAAACTGCTTATAGTAGGAACCCGTGTCTCCTCAATTGATTTATATAAAATGATTAGAGATGGTAAACAATGGACTGGGGGCAAGACTCCCTTTACATACTTCTCTCAACCAGCAGTTTTAGAGTTTGATGAAGAGCCAGCCAATTGGAAAACCTTATGGCCTTGGACTGATAGACCAGAGGGCGAAAAAGATGAAGAAACAAAAGAGGGCTTATACCCTAAATGGGATGGCACCTCACTATTTACAAGACGCTCTGAAGTGGCCCCATCTGTCTGGGCTATGGTCTACCAACAAGAAGATGTCACAGAGAATTCAATCTTTTCTCCAACCTGTGTCGCAGGTAGCGTTAATGGAATGCGAAAAAGAGGACCTCTCAAGCCTGGAGCACCAGGACATCCAAAGCATTGTGAATCTACATATACAGTTATTGGTCTCGACCCAGCAATGGCGGGCGCAACAGGAGCAGTAGTTTGTTCCTATAATCGCGCTGACGGTAAGATATATGTTTTAGATTGCGTCAATATGACCGAGCCTACCCCAGCCAAGATACAGAATTTAATTGAAGAGTGGGTTGAAAAGTATAAACCCCAAGAACTAAGAATTGAAATTAATGCTCACCAGAAGGCTTACGCCTTAGATGATGTCTTAAGAAAATATTTAGCATCTCACGGATGTCAACTGAACTCACATTTTACTGGTAAGAATAAGTGGGACGTTGGCTTTGGTGTTGCTTCTATGGCAAGCCTATTTGGTTCTACTAGGGATGGTAGATTCCAAGACAATAACATAATTGAACTACCTAGTAATGAAGGCTCAGAAGGTCTTAAGACACTAGTGCAAGAACTGATTACTTGGAAGCCCGACACAAGAAATCCAACCGACTGTGTGATGGCTCTATGGTTTGCAATTATCCGTATCCGAGAATTAATGCAAAGGTCAAGCAAGGTTGGGCAATACCAAACAAATCGTTGGGCTACTAAAGCACAGACTGCTAGACGTGGTTCACTTAATCTAGATGATGCCTTTGCGGAACAATGGGCAGAAACTTATCACTAAAGGAGAAATAGAATGGCAACCAAAAAACGTCCAGATGTATCTTTTATTAACCCAGGTGCCACAGGTACTAACAAAGAAAAATATAAATCAGCGGTACAGACTATCTCAGAAACTTCAGAGACCAAAAAAGATATATCTAGTGGTCCTAGTTTAATTGCTGCTGTTGGTGCAAAATATAAACAAAATCCAACTGCCGCTATTGCAAGATTTAAAAAATCTTTTGTTGATAATAATCCAACTAATACTCCAATCTCTTGGCGTGCAACTGGCGGTAATATTGCAAAATCTAAAACCGTAAGCAAAGTTAATAAAACTTACTAATAATTTTCTATCGTTAGGACATAATGGCATTATCAATTGAGCAGATAGCAGCGCGAGTTGAATCTCTTCGTTATCGTAATACTGAAAGAGATGCTCGCAACCTTGACGTGCTTGCTGTTCGTAAAGGACACATATCTCAGGTCTACCCTGACTTTTTTCCAGAAGGAGTAGACGCTAATG